GTAGGAACAACGGCACAACGTCCTGGTGCAGCCGCATCGGGTATGATACGTTACAACACCTCACTTGGCAGTTTTGAGGGATACGGTGCTGCTTGGGCAAGCCTAGGTGGGGTCAAGTCGGTTGATGGCAACACATACATTCTTGCAGAAGCCACTGTGGGCGCAGGCGATAATACTCTTTGGTTCTACAACAATGCCACAAACACTGCACGTCTAAGTACATCTAATTTAACACTATTACAAAGTACAACATCGACTTCGGCCACAACGGGCGCATTGATAGTTGCAGGTGGAGTAGGCATTGCGGGCAACTTGTACGTAGGCAGTAATCTTATTGTGCCAGTGGGAACAACAGATCAACGCGGATCGGTTCAAGGGGCAATTCGCTACAACACAACTACAAGTGCCTTTGAAAGTTATGACGGCGCTACCTGGAACAAATTGGCATATGGTACAGGTGGTGATTTCCCTACCGGCGATTTTGGTGATTTAACCACACTGACTGATGCATTTGGCGTAGCAACTTCCACAACTTACGACTGTAATGCTGCCGGAACTGTAATCACAAGTGATCTTGAGGCAGCAGGCACGGCCTCGTTGTCCCCGATCTAACTAAATATACTATATTAGGAATAGAGAACGATGCCAACCGTAGTACAATTTAGACGAGGAACTACCGCTCAAAACAACAGTTTTACCGGCTCAGCCGGAGAAATCTCCGTAGATACTACCCTAAACACCATCAGGGTACACGATGCCAGTACAGTTGGTGGAAATGAGTTATTAAGAAAAGACTTATCTAATTTAGTTACTACTGTAACAGGTATAGGTACAAGTTCTACTGCCATTGATACGTTTGCTACTGCCACATATCGAAGCGCAAAGTATATTATTAGTGTTAAAGATGTAACAAATAGTCAGTATCAAACTTGCGAAGCAAACATAATACATGATGGCACCACTGCCTATATCAGCATGTACGGAGTAATAATAACTGGGGCCACTACTAGAATGACGTTTACTGTCAGCATCGCCGCAGGCACATTGACCTTATACGGCACTGGAGTCAGTGCAAGCAACACAGTCAAGCTGGTTAGAACGCTAATTCCAGTCTGATTAGTGGAATCAAAATAAATACAGTATAACGGGATTAAAAATGCAAAAACTAAAACAATTATATCGCGAAAACTACTCTGGAGAAGATGTAGTTAGCGTACTAACATACCAACACAATGACTGGACCAGCGATGCTGAATTTGTCCCTAATGCAGTATTTAATAATCAAATATCAAATAAGGCGGTAATATTGGGCAACGGACCCAGTAGACTTGAATTGTACCCACAAGGAGACCTATTCCAAATTTTGGCAAATCATAGAGGTGGTCTATTGTCTGCAGGCCGAGTACAGACTTACGGGTGTAATGCCATTGTGCGCGACTTTATTCCGGACTTTGTTGTGGCCAACGACGAAGTAGCAAACGAAATGGTAAACGGCGGATATTGTGATAGAACCATCGTTTACGGAACTGGGGATATGGTTTTAAAGTATCCGGGTAAATTTTATCTGGCTCCACAACAACCACCGTACAACATGGGTGCCATTGCAGCTTATCTTGCTTGTTTTGATGGACACCAAAGTGTTTATCTAATGGGATTTGATTGTTACGACCGTCATGCCGGAGAGCATTTTACTTATAATGTTTATGCAGGTACTACAGGGTATCCGGGCACAGAAGCCCCCAACACCGAGGCTTTCTTTGTCAAGGCCATGGAACAAGTAATGAGCACTTACCCGCAGGTTGATTTTGTGCGTGTAATGCCAGCCGATACTTATGCAGTACCCGAAAGTTGGCAATACTTTTTAAACTTCCGTCAAATCAGTTTCAGTGACTTTGCTCGCGAAGTAGACCTATAACACAGTCTCTAACGTTCGTATTTTATCTATCACACTGGAGAACTTGAATGTTCTCCAGACTCCGGGGTGCAGTGGCTTTGGGTAGTCGTCTAACTTGACCCAACAATATCCCCTATGCTCGTGATTTAGTACAGGAACAAATTCCTCATCTACATTGATCACATATGTGTGGTATTCAAACCTGCTGGTATCGCTGGTGAATTTTTCAATAGGGATAAGTTTGGCATCCTTGATAATTCCACCTAGCTCTTCGGCTATTTCTCTATTAAGACCCGCTACAACAGTTTCGCCCGGCTCAATCTTGCCGCCAACCAAGCCCCATGACCCCGAATGGCGTCCGCCATTGCGTAGTAAAAAAAGATATCTGTGTGTGGTTCTACAGTAGATAAGTGCACCTGCACTTATCAAATTGACAGCATCCATTCGCCGGCCCGGTACACCCCGTCGTAACTCTTTGTCCATTGTTGGTCTTGCCATTTGTATTGAATTCCAGTTGTTAAGTTAGTTACATAGTTTAACACATTCGTGTTCTGACTGTCAAATACCACTGTCCAATGTGCCCCGGTATATTGGATAATATCGTGTGCATTGGCCACAAGATCTTGATTATCTGTGCCTTTCCATGCTGCATTAAATGTGTTGGCGCTGTCAACATTGTGAACAATTAGATACCTGGTACCACTTGCAGGTTGTGTGATAGCCGTATTGATGTTTGTACTTGATGGATCAATTATTGCAGTTATAGGACTTATAGTATTTGCCGGAGTTGTGTCAGCAAACGGTGTATACAACAACAAACTAGAATCTGTTGGGTGCGTGGCAATAGTACCAATGACTTCACTGCTGTCGGGCTGTGTTAATCTAATTTGACTACTGCCTGAAATAAACTTTCCGTATTGATCTAGTAATGGTGTCCAAGCATGATTACTAGCGCCAACCACGGTATCGTTTCCGTAGGCATCGTTTGTGGTTGCATCGTAGGGCTTTAACAACTTTAGGGTGTTGCCACCGGCGCTGGTACTTAATAATACCCCGTAGTTGCCTACAGTAGTAATAACTTGTCCCAGTGACTCTAATGTTGATAATCCCTCAATATTTTTAATAACCGTTTGAATAACACCCATCTTTTTAACTTTGATATTAGTGCTGATCCACACAGGCAATTCAAACGTCATACTGGCAATGTCAATGGCTTCTTCTCCGCCGGTAGGCACAGTGCGACTACTCCAACTCATATCAGTTAGTAATGCATAACTTAGACTAGTCCAGTCAATGTAGTTGTCGGTACTTTGTATTTCCATTGTGGGATTAAACATTGTGGTCAACTGTTCAATCAACTGTAATTTTTGTTCTGTATTACTGGTCCATACATCCATTTTAAGCGTTAACTTAAAAGGACTTGGCATTAAACGTTCAACAGTATAGGCTTCTCCTTGCCCGCTTCCGTATTCTCCGGTCACAGGATCATACTCACGTTGGCGTATCTGCATACTTTGCACCAGACTGGGATCTTGTAAACGTGTTAAGTCGTATGCTAGCCCACTGATATAAACTGCCATGGCCGGTACAGCATTAAGTGTGTTCTCACTATTATTGCGTAGGATTTGCGCAGCTTGTCTACTGGCATCGCCGTACATGACAGGCACACGTTGATAACGAACTACACCGTCGCTGTCAGCGCCAAACTCTACATGGAAATTTGATACCATGCGTATAAATTGACTTACAAAACGGCGTATCTGCCCGTCGTAAAAATAGTTTGAAGGAGCGGTCATTAATTATCTGCTTTCGGAGTAAGAGCATTGCTTAGGCTTTGTTTTACTGGAATAGTAACGTTGCCGGCGTTGACAAACGATCCTGTGGCATTTACGAATGTGCCTAGTTGTGTAATGTCGCCTGCGCCTCTGGTCAATGGTGTACGTTCGGCGTCGTTAATTGCAACCCAACGTGTGCCATTGTATCTAAATACACGATTTGGCAAGTAATCGGTACGTAGGAAATACGTGCCATTGGCGGGACTTGCAGGGAATACAATACCGGCGTTCATTGGTAAGCCGTTCGGTGCCTGAGTATCACCAGTCAGGTAACCCTTAATGGCACTGCCCGGAGTAATACTAGCATCAGAATCAGGAACAGTCAAATTGGCAGTAAGTGGCTTATTAAAGAAACTGCTAACATCATACCCAGATTCGGGGACATTGCCTTCGGCCTCTTTTATAACTGCATCGTTAACACGTAAGTTAGTATCCAGAGTGCTTAACAACTGCCCAATTGGAGTAGTACCATCACTGCCTTTAAGATTATTGAGTATGTCTTTGTATTCCTGGCTATCAACTAAGGGATTAAGTTTGACCCGCCATAAATGAGGCCACCACGACGGACCAAATCCTTCTGCGGCCATACTGGCATCACCAATGACATAAAAACGTTTCAGTGCCGCAGGCACATCCTGATTTAGTGCATCATATTCGGTTAGGTGCTGTAATTCTAATACATCACCGGCCATGAGTTTACGACCAATTTGGTCTACCATGTCACGTAAATGGAACGTCATAAACACAGTTCCGGTGGCTAGAAACAATCCAAATTGGCTTAGGTCAAAGTCTTGGTCAGCACGTTGATACAGTCCACGCATTTTGTACACATCTTGGTCATACTTGCGATCTCTGTTTTCTAACCATAACAAGTCTTGTATGTTTTGTTCACTTTGATTTGTGTAACTAGGTCGAGCGGCTGTTGAACTTATACCTATAGTAACTCCTATGCCCAATGCCGAGGTTGTGTTTGCACTGATTGTGATAGTCGTGGCATTTTTAGCAACAACCGTGCTGTTCAGCGGGACACCTGTGGCAGTCACCGTATCGCCTAGATCGATTACACTGGTGTCTGGTAAGTGAATAATCTGCCCGGGTGCGCCTTGTGCAGAAGTGGTCACCTGCTGAACGCCTTGTGCAGTCGGGCCTAGATATTTGTGACACAATATACCCGTACCACCAAGGGTAAACATTTCGCTGATTCGACGATCCATGAACTTATAATCGTTCGTATGTCTGCCGTCTTTCCATAAACTTAATCTTGCCACGTGAATTCCTAGATTATTATGTATTTACACAATTTGACACCGAATGGTTTTTCTAGTATAATTACAGTATGCAGGAAAAACATCAGGAGTTACATGATCGTTTAGATGCTTGTCTAACGGCCATGCAAAACATACGAGATATACGTGCTCGAAGCACTATGTTCAAATTCTATAAAAACTGCAGGATCACGTGGGTCTTTTTAGACCAAGAAATGGTGAATTGCAGGCGGCAAAAACGGGTAACACTAAAGTATACAGAATTAGAGCGTGAATTCGTAGAGCACGTACACACATTTGAGCAGTGGTTGCTAATGGCAACACTAATGTACTAACTTGACATCTAATGATTTTGGTACTATAATATGTTTTTAGTTAGCAATAAAGGACATAGTATGAGTTGGAACAATTTTATCGTACAAGTGGCAGAAGACAAAGCAGATGCACTAGTATTTGGTGGTGGTACCCGCATACAAGGTGGCGCACAACATGCGTACATACAATATGGCAAGGGCATACGTGCATATCACAATGCAGTTGACAAAGCATTGCCCGATGCTATAGACCGTGCAAAAGCCAAAAAAAATGCAACATATATTGCATATTTGGAAAAGCAGGGCTATACAGTTTTGTCACCCTCAGAAGTTAAAGAATTAGAAACAGTAGGAGCCTAAAAATGGATCCAGTTGTTGTAGCAGTAATTGTTTTTGTAGTCATCGGCATTGCGAAATGCTGGATCATAACTAAACTTTAAGGAGTTTGAAATGGGAACACGTAGTCGTATCGCAGTCATGCACGGTGATGTTTGTAAGAGCATTTATTGTCATTGGGACGGTTATTTGGAACACAACGGTGAAATCTTGCACGAATACTATGACAGCTCGAAAGCGAATCGATTGATCGCCCTAGGCGACATGAGTAGCCTGCGTCCCGAGATCGGCGAGAAACATGCCTTTAGCAAACTTGATCCCATCGGCAATGAAGTGCCGGAGTACAACGAAGATTGGTGTACCTTTTATGGACGTGACCGCGGTGAGAAAGGTACCGAGTGGCAAGTGGCACACACATTTGCGGAGTTCCTAGAACAGGCCGAAGCGTGTGGTGCAGAGTATTACTACATCATGAAAGATGGTGTTTGGTATGTAGGGTCCATGTACGGATACGAACAACATGGCTTGACCAAGCAAGGGGTAACACCTTTGACGGAAGCATTAGAAACCGTAAAGGACAATGCATAATGGCACGTAAAATGCCCATGCCGTTTGCGGCCTTTAAACAGGCCTGCGAGGAACACGGTTATAACAACGCCAAAGATCAGACCTTGTACGCAGACAATCAATTGATCTATGCCATGCGTACCAACAATGGCATCAAGTGCGAAGTCAAGCCGGCCATGTTCACAGTGGGGTTGCAAAGTCCTTATTTGGAAAACATCCGTGTGGCATGTGAGGCAGAGGGTTATGCATTTAGCAAGAGCACAGGCAAATATTACTGTATTGACTACGAACCTGACTACGATATCCTAGAAGAATTTTTTAATATTGTTGACGTAATTGAAAACATCACTGAAATTCCACAGAGTCGTAGAACCACTGCACGAAAAGTTTTTACCAAAGAGGAAAGTGACAACAGTATATTTGAAAAGATCGCTAGACGTTATAAGTTTGCTTTAGACAATCGTGACCAATATATGTTAGATGCCGCCCGTATACTGCTAAGTGGCGACGATATTGATCATATTATTACTATTGGCGAAAGTGAAAAGCGTACAGACACAAACACCTACCGTGAACACATTGTGCCTTGTATTATGATTCATAATCAAGCCATTGATATGCTACAGTCGGGCACAAGTGTCACTGTAGTGGCACAGATGATCAAGGCCAACTTGGCCATTGTGCTAATTACAAATGAAGAAGCAGACAAATTAGATACAGAATTGGGATTGCAAACTACAATGCCCGTAGATTGGCAATTTGGGAATGATGTGTTTGCACGGTTGATAGCCGCAGAGATTATTTTGAAATAAAGGAACAATTATGGCAACAGTAGCCGGAATTAAAATTAAAAACAAGCAGCCGCGACAAGTTCGTGTTGCGTTTGCAGATGAAAAATACACAGGTACTGAACCTGAATGGACAGCAGAAGCCGCGGATTGGGATAACGAACGGTTCGACAACCGTTTGCGTAAGAGTTTTTATTACTATAATTACTACTACAGTCAAAAGGACTGTAAGAAGTATGTAATTGATTGGCTACAGAAAAACAGTAAGTTAAGCATTGAAGAAGTTAAGGCGTTTAACCGTGCTGGCGATAGACTATTGCCCATGACAGTATGCAGTTTGATCATGGCACACCGCAAGGGCATGCCGTTCCGTGGACGTCATATTGAGTTTATTATTGACAGCGTGATGGATGTGATCAGTAAAGCAGAACCTGAAGAAGTGCAGGTGATTGCCACTGCTGAACAAGTGTATAATCGCCCTACTATTCAAGACCGACTAGCAGAACGTACTAGCGAGATCATTGGCGAGCTTGAAGGCATCTTTGATGATGTTACCACCGGAGTAAAGAACCCAACCAGGTTGTACGACTTTTTGGTTGCCAATAATGTAGTACAAAGCCAACTTGGCAAGTACGAAGACTTGTACAAAACCCGCCGGGCCGAACTGGAACTGGCACAAAGTAAGACCGACGCACAGGTCACAGAGGGCTATAAACATCTTAAGGCCGCAGACTTTAAGCGTATTACGGGTTGGATTGATGACTTGCTAGCGGCAGTGGAACAATATCGTGGAGTTAAAAAGGCCACTAAAAAAGCTCGGGTTAAGAAAGCCCCTAGTAAAGAAAAGGTGATCAGTAAACTCAAATATTGCAAAACTGATGCAGTACTTAAACTTGTGAGCATTAACCCTGCAGACATTGTGGGAGCCAGCGAACTTTGGGTTTATAATATCAAGTCACGTAAGTTGGGCAAGTATGTTGCGGCTGCATATCAAACACTAACAGTCAAAGGCACAAGTCTAGTTAACTTTGATACAGATAAAAGTGTGTGCAAGACGCTGAGGAAGCCCGATGAAAAACTCAAAGAGTTTGCCAAGTCGGGTAAAATACAGTTACGCAAGTTCTTAGATGATGTTAAAGCAACTGAAAGTAAAATGAACGGGCGCATGAACGCAGACATTGTATTACTTAAAGTAGCCTAAAACCCCGAATCCTGTTATAAATAACATATAACAGGATTTTTCATGGCTCAATATACAGTACCTGATACTACACCAACAATAGACACTAATCTGACGGCTTTTAATAGCCTTCCCACAAAGAGTCTATTCAATGCCAATACCGGCACGGGATCTGGCCCTATACAGTTTGATACTACAACATTACCTACTAGCGATAAAAAACGCTCTGAGATAATTGACTATGTACGTATGCGCCTGGGCGACGGCTTAGTTGATGTTGAACTGGAACAAGAACACTATGAAATGGCCATTAATCAGGCCCTAACCAAGTATCGTCAACGTGCTCAGAATTCAACAGAAGAAAGTTATTGCTTCCTAGACCTATTGCCCGAGACACAGGAATACATACTGCCTAAAGAGATCATGACAGTACGTGCAGCATATCGTCGTGGTATTGGCAGTGTGACCGGCACCACTGCTAGTATGTTTGAACCCTTTGCCTCGGGTTTCTTGAACACATACATGTTACAGGCCGGACGTGTTGGCGGACTAGTAAACTACGAACTATTTGTAGACTATCAAAAACTGACTCAAAAGATGTTTGGCGGCCTGTTGAATTACTCATTTAATCCGGCTACTAAGAAGTTGACCATTGTGCGTAAAATGCCACATGGTTATGGTGGAACCAGCGGTCGCGACAACAATCAAAATCCATACGAAAGTGTACTGCTTTGGGTCTATAACACCAAACCTGATCAAATGATTCTAAGTGATCCCTATGCATATCCTTGGATACAAGATTATGCATACAGTTTCAGTAAGCGTATTTTGGGCCAGGCCTATAGTAAATTTAGTCAAATAGCCGGACCACAGGGCGGCGCTACACTAAATGGTACGGCCATGCTCAGCGAAGCACAAACCGAAATGGACAAGTTAGAAGAAGAACTCAAACAATATGTAGATGGTAGTCAACCCCTGACCTGGGTAACCGGATAAGTTGACAAGTGTGCCAATGATGCGTTAAAATGCTCTGTAATAGGAGCATTTTTTATGATTATAGGGATCTGCGGATTGATTGGTGCTGGCAAAGATACTGCCGCTGACTATCTAGTTAACTTTCACGAGTATCGTAGGGAAAGTTTTGCCAATACTCTTAAAGATGCAGTGGCCGCAGTGTTCGGCTGGGACAGAACCATGCTGGAAGGACGTACCAAAGAAGCTCGCGAGTGGCGTGAACAGGTGGATTCCTGGTGGGCCAATCGTTTGGACATACCCACACTAACCCCACGTTGGATTCTACAGTACTGGGGGACAGAGGTATGTCGTTCTGGATTCCATGACGACATGTGGATTGCCAGTTTGGAGAATCGACTACGTAAAACACAAGACAATGTTGTAATCAGCGATTGTAGGTTTCCTAACGAGATTGCCAGTATACAAGCACAGGGCGGAAAGATAATCTGGGTACAACGTGGCGTAACTCCGCACTGGTACTCTATCGCCGAACAAGCCAATCGTGGAGATAACACAGCACGTGAGTGGTTAGGACTTAATGGTATCCATGCCAGCGAGTATTCATGGGCCGGAACCGACTTTGATGCTATTGTTGACAACAACGGTACTATTGATCAATTGTACAGTCAAATTAAAAGTCTGGTACAAGAGGACCTTGCTTCCACGGAAGTTTAGACTTGTTGACTTCGTGAATGCAGTTCAGGCAGACTGTTTTCAGATTAAAATGGTTGTTGTTTTTTAAGTTTCCGTCGGCGTAGAATACTGCACTCTGTTCAGGAAGTTTAAACTTAAACCCGCACCGTTCACAGGCGGGTTTTTTTCTATACCCGCCTTTTGACCACGCAGGAATCGGTTTTCCTTTTTTACCAGCACGACTACAAATATCACACATTGATCTGTAGTGTGTGACGTCTTCCCGAACATAGTTAACAGCAACAGGTCGTTGATTACAAGTTGGGCATATTTTACGTTCCATGTTGTATTTATTACTTGACCTTTGCAAAGGGCATCGTAACTACCCAAAAAACACAGTTATATATAAATATCATTAACAGTTATATAAAGGAAAGTTGCTATGGCACTAGTATCCCCAGGACAACAAATTACCGTAACAGACGAAAGTCAGTACATCAGTAACGCAATCGGTACCGTACCGTTGCTTATTATGGCTACGGCACAAGATAAAACAATTAACGGCACCACCGCTACAGGCACAACAAAAGCCAATGCAGGTAAGTTACAAATATTTGGTAGTCAACGTGATTTGACCACTGCAATGGGAACTCCTACATTCCAACAAAGTGGTTCAGGAACACCGTTGCACGGTGACGAATTAAACGAATACGGGTTATTGACTGCGTATAGTGCGTTAGGGGTAACAAATCAAGTTTACGCAATTCGTGCAGATGTTAATTTAAGTGAGATTGCAGGTACAAGTATTCGTCCAACAAGTTCTGTTCCGGATGCAACATATTGGTTAGATTTGGCAAATACCGCTTGGGGTATTTACGAGTGGAACGCAAGCACTCAAAGTTTTTCACAACAAACCCCAATTGTTGTTACTACAGATGCACAAACGACTTTGACCACACAAGGTGCAATTACAAGTACTGCAACGCCATTGGCCAGCGTAGGCACTCCTGGTAGTTATGCAGTTGTTGCAACACAACCAGTTAACCGGGTATTTTACAAAGCAGGTCCGGACATTGGCACCATTGATCCTTTAAGCATTAGAAATACATGGGTAGTAGTTGGAACTCCAAGTTGGCATGCAAGTGCACCTACAGTAGTTGGAACAGTCACAAGCCCAACAATTACAGCCAGTGGAAATTTACGGATCAATGGATCTAACGTTACTGTACTTGGAACAACTCTTGCAAACGTGGCGGCTTCAATCAATACTGCAGCTATCACTGGTGTTTATGCCGACGTACTAAACAACCAAATTGCACTTTATTCGGACGGAAGCTCGAGCGGGGAAGCTGCTGGCGACGGCAAGATCTTAATCGCAACTAAGTTTAGCGGATCCGGAAATCTTACATTATTGAATTCGTTGGGACTAAGCACCGGAACTTATAATGGTACAGACCTAAAATACGACGATTTTGCAAATGTTCCTTATTGGACAACTGCTGATGCAACAGCACGTCCAAGCGGTAGCGTATGGTTTAAGAACGGTGCCACTGGCGGCGGCTCAAACTTTGTTATTAAGAAATACAACGCAGTAACCGACATATGGAGATCACTGGCTGCAGTGGCATACAACGGTGACCGTTATGCTGCAGCCGCACTTGATCCCACTGGCGGTGGTGTAAATATTCCATCTGGTACAGTTTATATTAGAACTGATCCTACAGTTTCAACAGCATTTGCTTATGGCGGATTTAGACCAAGGGTTAGAACTGTAGAAGGTCAAGTAACTGCCGTCGGTAATGTTAACAACCCAACTTTTAGTAATGGTAGTACATTTGTTGTGTCGGCATCTAGTACTGGTGCGTATAGCGACGTTCGTTATACAGTGACAGTGGTTGGTACAACAGTACAAGATTTTGTTACATCAATATTAAGAACAAGCGTTCCTAATATAACAGCTGGGGTTACTTCCGGTGGTGCAGTAACTATTACTCACTTGCTAGGTGGAGATATTGTTTTAACTGCTGGTGCAGGCAGCAGTGATGTCTTTACTCGAGCAGGGTTAGTTGCTGGAGTGACTAACGTAGGCACTAATGCCACCGGTACTACAGTCAGTATCAGTGGATTTGATAACTTGACATACACATACGGTGTAACACAACCAGTAGCAGATCCTGCAGATAATTCGTTATGGTATTATGGTGATCCTACAATAATTGATGTCATGGTCAATACAGGAACAGCTTGGAAAGGTTATCAGAATGTAACCAGCGATGTGCGCGGATATAATCTTGCCAACACCGACCCAACGGGTGTAATTGTGAGTGCAAGTGCCCCAACAACACAGACTGATAATACCGCATTGGCAACTGGTGACTTATGGTTGGATACCAGTGATCTAATACATTGGCCCAAACTGAGTCGTTACAACGGAGTAAGTTGGGTCGCAATTGACAACACTGACCAAATTAGTCAAAATGGTGTGGTGTTTGCTGATGCACGTTGGGACACAAGTGGCACAACAGATGTTGCCAGCGACGACGAAATAACAATTAAGACATTATTAACCAGTAATTATTTAGACTTGGACGCACCTAATCCACAACTTTATCCACGTGGTATGTTGTTGGTCAACACACGTCGTAGCGGATACAACATCAAGAAATATGTTGCAGAAATGTTCAACATTAACGACTATGATGTTGCAATTTGGAGTAGTGCAACTACGTATGCTGTAGGAGCCAAGGTATTCTATGGCGCCGACATATATGTGGCCACTGCCGCATCTACTAACCAAAGCCCGACTACACCGAGCAGCGCATACTGGCATGTGTTACAACATGCTACCTGGGTTACGGTCAGTGGGTTGAAGAACGATGGCAGTCCTTATGCTGGTGCAGCCGCACAACGACAAGTTGTCATTGAAGCAATGAAAAGTGCATTGGATAGTAGTACAGAGATTCGTGAAGAACAGTTCAAGTTCAACTTGATTGTTTGCCCGGGCTACCCTGAAGTGATTCCAAACATGGTATCACTGAATAACGATCGTACTAATACTGCATTTATTATTGGCGACACTCCAATGGATCTAGGTGTTAACGCAGTTAATATTATTAACTGGAGTAACAATACTGATGGCACTGGATTGTCAACTGCAGATCCATATATGGCTGTTTATTACCCCGGTGGCATCAGTAGTGATCTAAGCGGTAATCCAGTAATGGTACCGCCAAGTCATATGGCTCTACGCACATACTTGTACAACGACAATGTGGCTTATCCTTGGTTTGCCCCAGCTGGCACAAGACGCGGCCTAGTAAGCAATGCAACTGACCTAGGGTATCTAAACCGTACTACAGGTGAATTTAATCGTACAGGTGTTAGTCAGGCACTACGTGACACATTGTACGCCAACAAGATCAACCCAATTACAATTATTCCAGGAATTGGATTGGTTGTTTGGGGACAAAAGACTCGCGATCCAAACACAGAGTCAATGGATCGTGTAAACGTGAGCCGTTTGGTAAACTATATCCGCACATTGTTCTCAAGTGCCGGTAATGCATTCTTGTTTGAACCCAATGACAAGATTACACGCGATCAATTTGGTGCTATACTACGTAGGGCATTGAACGACTTAGTGGCAAAACGTGGTATTTACGACTATTTGGTAGTTTGCGATACAACCAATAACACACCAGATCGTATTGCAAATAATCAATTGTATGCAGACATTGCCATTGAACCAATGAAAGATGTTGAATTTATTTACATTCCGATTCGTTTATATAACCCAGGCGACATCGCTACTTTGGGCAAGTAAGAAAATCGCATAAATAAAGTATACAGGAGAATAATATGGCCGTAGCATCATTAACAAACTTTACAGTACCCTTGGCAGGCGGCGCAAGTGCCAGCAGCCAAGGTCTGTTGATGCCAAAATTAAAGTACAAGTTTAGACTAAGTTTTATCAACTTTGGGGTAAGTGCAGCTCAATCAGTAGAACTAACAAAACAAGTTGTTGACGTCAAGCGTCCTAGCGTACAATTTGGTGATATTGTAATTGATGTTTATAACAGCAAAGTAAAACTAGCTGGAAAAGCTGAATGGCAACCTATTACAGTAAACTTGCGCGACGATGTTGGCGGAAATGTTAGCAAGTTGGTTGGCGAGCAATTGCAAAAGCAATTCGACTTCCAAGAACAAGCCGCAGCAGCTGCCGGTATTGACTACAAGTTCCAATTGACACTGGACATTTTAGATGGCGGTAATGGTGCTCGTACTCCAGTTGTATTAGAATCTTGGGAACTGTATGGTTGCTACTTACAACAAGTTGACTACGGCGATATGAATTATGGATCAGGTACAGACCCTGTAACAATCGCATTAACAGTTGTGTATGACAATGCAGAACAAACACCACAAGGCGGACAAACTGCCGGAGTTGGTTTTGGTGCTACAATTTCTCAAACAATTGGCGCTATTACAGGTTAATCGACCCCAAAACAAAAAAACCCGCTCAGGCGGGTTTTTTTATGGATAAATATTATATAACAGGATTACTACTATGAGCATGGTTGATGATGTATTAACGGGTTTTAGCCGCGGTACATACCTTAGAGATTTTAAACACGCCAACAAGATATTTGTCAGCGATGCCTATGCCCTGGCTCCTAAACATGCCTACCTATTCCATGTGGCATTTGATATAAATCAAACACTGAGCCGTATGCCCAGTACAGAAATTATACAAATGGGCATGTTGGTAAAGAGTGCAAGTTTGCCCAAGTTTACTGTAGACACAAAAACCCTTAATGCATACAACAGACCCAACATTGTACAAAACAAACTCAAATATAACGATGTAACAATTGCATTCCATGACGACAGTGCAGATGTAATACGAGACTTTTGGTATGACTACATGAGTCATTATTATAGGGACAGCGATTATACCGAGCCGTTTTATAAACAAAATACCAAGTATGCTTTACAACAAAGCGAAAACTGGGGATACTTACCTGCCAAATACAATAATCACGGCGCCGAACAACGCATACTAGATAGTATACGCATATACAGTTTACACCAAAAACGGTTTACTGAGTATGTGTTGGTTAATCCGATGATAACAAGTTTTAGTCATGGGCAACATAGTTATAGTGAAGGTACAGGCACACTAGAGCATTCAATGACCTTAACTTACGAAACGGTATTATATAATTATGGCACAGTAACTACTACAAACGAACCTAAAAACTTTGCAACATTAAATTATGACAAAACACCGAGTCCATTAAGCCCGGCTGGTGGCGGCACAAGTAGTATACTTGGCCCCGGAGGATTGTTGGATAGTGCAAACGGTATTGGGCAAAGCATGTCGGCAGGGGGAGCGTTGGGATTCTTGGGCGCAGCCAATAAAGCTGCTAAGACAGTTAATAATTTTAAAGGTAAAAATATATTGGGCATAGCCGGTGCTGAACTTAAGAACATTGGCATGGGCATCCTTAAAGGTGATAGCAACGTACTAAACCGACTGGCACTGCCCAAGGCCGGCCAAGGCAACGGCAGTAATAGTAGAGTACAGAACGGTAATAACGACCTATGAAAGTAAATTTAATATACGACAATTCAGGCCCACGTACTCCCACTGGTGCAACAGCTAATCAGCCACTGGCAGGATTCAATAACGTTGGTGTCAAATCATATTCGGTTGATGCTGTATCACAATCAGCACCAATAACAAATAAATTGGCTGCGGCAGTTATAAAGAGCAACGGCGAATCAATAGGTAATGCAACAGTTACAGATAATCCGTTACCACCAGGAATTACAGCATGAGCCAACCCAGTAATATTAGCACCGTTGATATCAGTGTAAACAAAAATACTTCGGCAGGGAAGTATTTTAATAATTATTTTATCAACCCCGGAAATATCAGTAGCGATCAGAATACTGCAATAACTGCATTCTTTGAAACTATCACCGACGGTAATAAACAAAGTGCGGCAGTATTATCTAGTACAGTGGTATATACGGCAATGGCTCAAGGTATAGATCCCATGAGTATATTGGAACAGTTTCGAAATTTAAATAAAGGTGAGCTTAATTTATACCTTGCTATGTTTTTAAATTTAAACAGAGTGGGAACTAGCCTAGTAGGACTCAATAATCAGCCAGTACAAAATAAGTACATAACTCGAACAATCCTTGCATAATGTCAAAGTACGCCAATGGGTTTTATCAATTATTACACCCAGAAAAATATGTAGGTAAGAAAACCCCGCACTACCGATCAAGTTGGGAACATGCGGTCATGCGTATGTGCGACGGCAACCCTAGTATTACACAATGGGCCAACGAAGCCATCCATGTCAACTATCGTAATCCATTTACCAATAAGAATACCATCTACGTTCCGGACTTTTTTGTGGTGTATGTAGATGCTAATAATCGACAACATGCCGAAATTTGGGAAATTAAACCCAATAAAGAAACCACATTAGAAGCCGCAGGCAATAGTAAACGTGCCCAAGCAGCCGCCATACTTAACATGTGCAAGTGGCAAGCCTGCCAGGCTTATTGTAAAGCCAACGGACTGACTTTTAGAATCATCACTGAAAATGATTTGTTCCATCAGGGCAAGCGTTAAATACAACGTAACATAATTCAAAATGATTAAGATTGACCATACAACTCTGGCCAAAGATCCTACCTTGGGATTTTACCAAATTGGTTCTCAAGTTTATTGGGACAAAGCCTCCGCACTAATGGAGGGTACTCGACAAAATTTAACTCGCAGCGACATACACTGGAACTTCAATGATACGGAGTTTGGACTATTTGATTGGACCATTGAACCACCGGGGCACATACGTGACTACTATCATGCCCGTGCTAGGCAACTTAGAGAGAAATACGATTATCTAATTTTAAATTGTAGTGGCGGCGGCGACAGTACTACCATGTTATATGCTTTCATAAATCAAGGACTACATGTAGATGAAATCTTTGTTAGACATGCAACTGCCGGGACCAACAAATACAATGCCACAAACAAGATATTTGACCCCAGCAATGAATTTAGTGAATTTGAATATGCAGCCCTTCCGTTGATTAAATGGCTAGAAAACGTTAGCCCGCGTACAAAAATAACAGTACATGATTTTAGTTTAGATATTATTAACGACACATTGACCTGGGACGAGAACTTTATACATTGGTGCGGGGATTATGTAACTCCTGGATGTATTGTAAGATACAGTCATGCAAGTCAAAAAGACAGTTTGACCACATTTGATAAAGGCAAAAGCATTGGTATTCTTTTTGGTACTGATAAGCCAAGAATCATAATTGAGAACAATAAGGTTTACACATTGTTTGGTGATAGACAAGTATCATCAACGTTGCCTGCGGCAGTTAATAACGGATATACTAATACACAAGTAGAATTATTTTATTGGCATCCTGATGCTTTACCATTATTAGCAAAACAATGTCACGTAGTTAAACGTTGGATGGAAAACTCATTGAATCAAGGACTCCGCTATATGTTTAATCTGCAATGGTTGAGAAGTTCAGTGAATCGTACGGCATATGAGCTGTTAGTCAAGGGACTAATATACCCTGATTATGACACACGAACATTTCAGTGTGATAAACCGGTCAAGGCCACTTATCAGGAATGGGATTATTGGATGGAAGGGTTTAAAGACTCAAACGGGTTTAAAACATTTACTCGAGGTCTTGCATACCTACAAAAAAATGTAGGAACACAATTTTTAAGTGTTGATCGTGACGCACTACGACAACCCGGGATTCCTAAAGGGTTGTCGTGGGAATATGTAATGTACACTAGCAATAAGTATTGCATTGGAGATTTAAATACGTTATGACTAAAAAATTAGAGCAACTGCTCAACTTACCCAGTGTCGGCGCTGACACAACCCCCCAAGAGGCCTTGGACTTTATACGTGATAATCGAGATGTGATCACAGAAGTTGATACGGCAATCAACAAGATAGATGCCGCCCTGCCCTTGGTACGAGACCTAGAGGCCGGTGACGCAGAGATGGACGAACTTGCCGACCTGGCACGGCAAAAAGCCGAAGATATGATTGATTTGGGCATGAACAGTGACCCACGTTTTGCTGGAGTAATACTA